ATGGCATTGGTTAAGTGTAAAGAGTGTAAAAAAGAGATTTCATCCAAGGCAAAGACATGCCCTCATTGTGGTGTCAAAAATCCAGGCGTCAAAGCAAGCGATGCGTTTGGCGGTTTTATCGTTCTCTTAGTGCTGGCTGGGATTGGTTACTGGTATTTCAGCGGTGATGAAGAGGCAACGGCCAAAGATGAGCCAAAAGTAAAGGTGTGTGATAAGAATGATGGGCAGTGTATTTTTGAAGCCCATTTGGTTGATGCTTTGGTATCCTGCAAAAGCCCGATTGAGAAAACTTCAAAGTATGATTTCGAATGGACCAATGGTGCATTTGAAAATATCTTTAGTCGGTACATCAATAAACCGGAACAAAACCAGATTGTTTACGTGGGTGACAAACTGAAATTTACGAATGGGTTTAACGCCAAAGTTAACATGACGTATTCATGCACCCTTGACACAAAAACAAACAAAATGGTTGATTATGAAGTGACTAAAGGGCGCTTGCCCGATTGATCCTTCCTCGCATTATTTTGCAAAAACTATAGCAGCCTCATTTTTCCCCAAAGCCTTGCCGCGCAAGGCTTCACGCATTTTTCAAAGAAACTTTCCAGACTACCGCCGACCACATTTGATCGTGACGGAATCTAAAACGATCCTTTTAAAAACATCATGTTATCCAGTCAGTTAGCGACTGGCGGCGCGGTGACTTTTGCAAAGTGCTGCAAATCTTTGCGCAGAGTGCAAACGCCCGCAGGATGCAAAAGCCCAGCAGCGGCGCAGGCTGGCGGGGTGCTTTGCACAAAATTTCTTTTGCAAAATTTTTATGATCCAAACTGCGCAGGCGGGTGCGGTGTAGCGCCGTTTCCGTCCTGGATCCGCTTCCGTCTGCCTGCTGTCGCTTACGCTATGGGGCGCTGTTGAACGAACGAAAGAAAGGCCGCACGATGGCGGCCTTCAATATTTGCGCCTGCTGTGGCGCGTTCTGTGGTGTCTGGTGAGGTGTGCGGTTATGCCGCTTTTTGTCAGGCTATCAGGGGACCGTATTTGCTTTTCAATGTACCGGTTTTAGTGGCCGCTGCGGTGAACTGCGCAGCCTGCCCGCTGGCCCCTGTATTGGGGTGAGTATGTGACGCGGCAGTCTCTGCCAGTTCCCTCACCACGTCCAGGGTGTCGGTGAGTAGTGTCAGGACGTTAATCTCTTCGCTTCCCAGTTTTACCACCGGGGCAATCAGCTGTTGCGCCTGGGCCACACTTCGGCGGATACCGCTGATTTTCTCAGTCAGTGCGCCGCTGACGTTTGACGTGACATTCCCTTTCACGTCGTCTGTAACATTGCCCTCGACGTCCCGTTTCACGTTCCGGCCAACACTGACGGAATTGTCCTTGCTGCAGGTTACTGTCAGGTTGCCGGATGTACCGACGCTGTAATCCCCCTCGCTGATATGAACGACCGCCCCGGCCAGAAGTGTGGCCGTGCCAAGCACGGTTGTTTTATCCGTTGCCTGGACCGTCGTTTCACGGACAACCACTTTGCGGATCTCTTCGTCGGTGGTGACTTCGCGAGTCATGGAGTTTTCGCGGATTGTCTGGTCCGTCTGGCGTTCCCAGTCTCCGGCAACCGTCACGCGCTGCGATACACCATCGCGCTGTTGCTGCAACTGCTCGCCGGGTTTAACCGCTGGCAGGTTATGACCCTCCGCCATAATCTGGCGCACAAAGGGCTTATCCTGCCGCCCCTCAGTGAACCCAACTTCAACCAGCGTGCCAGGGGGCGGAAACTGAAACATTCCCGACTCGCTGCCCGCCATTGGTACAGGTAGCGGAACGGCAGAATAGATCGGCGTATTTGCGGCTGGCTTGCCGTCTTCGTCAAGCAGCTGGAGATCCACGGCATAGCGCGGGCGGAATGGATCGGCAATATTCCCCCCTGAAACATCCTCGCTTGGTGCTTCCACCCTGGCGAACTTTGGAAGATGCAGGCCGCTTGCCAGCTCCGGGAATGCGTTTTCAATCTGCCGCTGAATCGGTGATTTTTGCAATGGCTGGCCGTTGGCTTTGTTGCGGGGCTGCCATGTGATTGCCATGTCGTCGTTATTTAGCCGGACCTGGTTCAACCGCTGGCCGTTCACTTCCGCACCCGGTCGCAGGCTCTGAATCATCGGCACAACCATTGAATTACCGCCCGCCGATGCCTGGCTAAATTCGTGCGGGATCTCCACTGGCTTACCCGCAAAAAGACTGTGCTCCGCAGCGCCGACGAAGACGTCCCCGTCCGGCAGCTGATACCAGAGATAATCCGTGACTGAAAATGCACGGCCCAGACAGGCAAGAAGCTGATAGCCCGTGCCGCTGTGCGTAAAGTGGGGGATCGGTTTATCTGCATATGCAGCGCCGACCGGCGTTGTGACGGTCAGCCCGCTTTGCTCACTTATCCAGTCAGTAATCTGGCGCAGCGTTGGATGCTGGAAAGAACACGGCCACAATTTGTCAAAGATGCCGACCAGTTCACGCACGAATAACCGGCATGTTCCATTATCAGCAGGCTGTGACCGTTCAACGTACCCGGTAAACCAGCGCAGGACCAGACCATCATAGCCAACGTCGATCCGCACCATTTTGCCGGTGTAATCTGTCTCTGTCCCTGCCGTAATAAACCCCCGACCGCACGCGTTCAGCTCCAGCACGATATTGCAGTCAATCAGATGGACCGGATCAGAGGAAAGGTACAGGCGTTTAATTGGTTTCATCGTTTAATTACCCCAGCGCATCGTTGACCGGCTTTAAGACTTTTTCTTCAAACCAGCTCATTTTGTCGGCTGGTTCATCAGCACCGGCAGCCGGACCCGCGCCCTTTGCCCCTGTTTGCTTGGTGCTGGCCGTCGCGTTGCCTTTTCTGGCCTGTCGTTTTTCCGGGACGCTGCCTTTTTCACGCAGGGTAAAACTTACCTGCCAGGCAAGGCGATCCTCCTGCGGTACGGCATCAATCTGACCGGTGAACGTGGCTTCACGAAGGTTGATAGCCGTCGCCGTCGCATTGGCGACGCGGTACTTTTTCAGCGCGCCGCTGGCTTCGGTTGCGGATGCCAGCTGGAAAAGCCGCTGTAAGACGGCTTCGTCGTCGAATGTCACCAGACCCGACACTCGCAGTTCTTTGGCCTTGATACCCTGTTCAGCATTGGCCGTGCTCGATGTCTGGCCCGACTGGTCCTTCTCCTGAAACTGCATAGAGGGTGAAACCAGCATGTTCTGCATGGCGATCCCTTCACCATCAAGCGCGAGTAATGCGGTCTGGCTCATGTAGCATCTTCCCTAAGTCAGATAACGAATCCCCGATAAACATCATCGCGGCGGTATGCACTGCCGTTGTTTGCGGGATACCTTTCAGCAATTCAGCGGCAGCAACGGCATAACTTCCGCTGTAACTGAATGAAAAAATATTCGCGCTGGCGGCTTTCAGGTCGTCCAGTCCCTGGCTGAGTGAAGCCAGCAAACCGGCCCGTTCCTGAATAAATCCCGTAACCTGATTTTTTAGATCTGTCGTGGTGGTACTGACTGCGGCGGCCAGCTGCGCGGCGGCAACACGCTGGGCATTCAGCGCCAGCCGGTTGGTTGAGACGGATAACGGCGCACTGGCTGGCAATACATCGGCTTTAACCGGCAACTGCATTTTTACCGTGCTGAGTTCTGCGGCGGCGGCGGCCATGCGGCTTACCTGCGTAAATACCGGGGCCGGAAATACGGTGGACAGTTTATTCAGTCCCTGCATAAAAGCGTCGTGGGTATTTTCCGCCACCATCATGACGATAACGTCACCGCTACCGCCACCGGATAACAGCTTTTTAGCAAGATATCCCATCGCATTGGCCGGACTAAGATAACCGCCTGAATCCGTGTTCTGTCCCAGCCCGTAAACCCAGGGATGCGCTGGCACAATGGAACAGGCCAGCGCCCCCATATCGTCAGCAATCTTTACAACCGATTCACGCCACATCACCCGGAACCTCCGGCCAGTCAATATCTGGCGCACCATCCAGATCAAGACGACGCAACTCAGTGCGGTAAGCCCGCAGTGTTGCCAGTTCTTTTTCTTCGTCGGCTGAGATATCGCCGTCCTTCTGCGCATCTTCCAGCCAGTCAATCCGCGTTGTAACGTCCGCCATACGGCTGTTACGCTCGGCCTCGGCGTTAGCCAGATGATCGCGAATTTGCTGCAATTTCCCGTCTTTATAAAACCAGTCATCACCCAGAGTGACGCGCAGATTAGTTTTTGTTGCCGAAAGCTCGACAACACTGAGATTTACCGGGAAAAATGCATGAATATTCGTTGTGAATGTTCTTACACGACCATCATCGTCATAGCCAATTTTTAGTGTTTTTGATTCATCAAATAAATTAACAACGTCATACCAGTCATTTCCTTTTTCATCCCGTAAAAACAGAACGTTCTGACCGTCAATATTTTTTGGCCTGTCAGTAGTATCTGGTGTATATGGAGTGAATTTACCGAAGCTCTGCATATTTATTCCCTTTTAGTATTAATTAAGTACATACCAGACGTTATTAACGAGTCTTCGCGTATAACGAAGGATAAATTTACCCACGTTGCTGGAGCCACCTACCATCTGTAAGTTGTACATGGCTGCACCATCTGTCGGACGCAGGTAGCCCCGTCCGTCCCAGAGTTCAGCTTCAAAAGGTGCGGTCAGGTCGATATTCTTGACAAAGTTTTGCAATACCCAGCTTTGCGTTGCATAACCTTCAAAGCTAATGGGCTGCGGGTTATGCGGAGAATAGACTCGCTGACCATTATCAAAAACAGTGCCAAAATAACAACGTCCGTCAGGCTGAATAACTAATGGGTTGGACTCCCATGCACCTGTCACAGCATTATAAAAATTAAATGACATGAATCCATGATAGTAACCAATATTAGCTGCCAGCACTCCATTAGGGTCATAGTAATTAATCAGACCATTTCCATTAACCCTGTCAATACCATTAATTTGCATCCCCGTTGTACCAAACGCCCCAACATTTAAAGCAGCAAGCCCATTACCGCCTTTGGGACTAAGCAAATCAATTCGGTTAACAGTGCTGTGAAACTGGAATCTATAATCAAAGTCTATTTCAGGGTAAGTAGTATGAATGTCCCAATAGTAATCATCAGTAGCCGCGAACTTCAATCCAAACTCAAGAGGATTGTTAGTGTTTATCCTTGGAGTTGTAACAACGGAGTCAGAGGTAATTTCTGTGAACTTTGCTTTAACTCCTTTTAAATCTCCGGTTAGTGTGCCACCAGTTATTGGCAACGCCCCAACATCTTCTGATGATGGCTTGTTTGCGGTGTTAAAATCGCGCCGCCATGTTGCTGGATAACCTTCACCGTGATTAACGTAGGTAAACTGAGCATTTACAACACCACCCGTTGAGGATGTTGGTGTAGTTACACGAATTGTCATCGCACCACGGACGCCCATAACCTCAACGACCGCACCGGCTAACTGGATATTCCCGCACCCTGTATCAGTGATAGTTCGGTTATCACCATAAGACCACGAACCTTTACACATCCAGTACGGATGATTAAATGCCCCCTGCAATTCAAGCCATGCGATAAACTCCGCTGTCGTCCAGTCCCCACCGCCGCCAATGCTTACCGTTCCGCTGAAAGCACGTGCCGCTCCAATGTTACGCACGAATAAATCTTTTTCGGGAATATCCCTGCCGTTCTGCTCTTTAGTCAGTCGCTTCTCTGCGTTGTCATTAGCCGCTTTTACTGCCTTTGGCGTGGCGGCCAGCTCTTCGGAATCGCTGTCTGTTGCACTGCTTAACCGCACAAACCCTTTTTCGCTGGTCGTGGCATCAGGGTGATTTCGGGACTGTTCATGCTTTTTCAGTGCATCACTGGCCGCCTGGTCGTTAAGCGTGCCTTTCGGGCGCAGGTCTGTGATATTTCCGGCAGCATCAATACTCGCCACCGCAAAGACATAATGCTGCACACCGCCCAGCACATAATCGGCAAGATCTGCAGCAACGGTAATTTTGCTCTGTACTGCCCATTCGCTCGTTAACGTCCCGGTCCAACTGACATCAAGCCAGACCTTTGTCGGCTTCGCGGCTGCGTTGATGTTCAGGTCTGCGGGCAGTTCAGCACGTAACCCGGCGACATATCCCGCCCCCTTTGTGACAAAGAACTGATTACCGGACTTTGCGACCAGATAGCCCGAATCAAAAAATGCCGCTGCGCCATACAGATCGATATTTTCGCGGCGCTGGCGTTCATCCATTGCCGCCAGACGGGCAGTAAAATCAATCTGCCATGTCTCTGCCGGGGTGGTAATTTCCGTTGCTTCCCTGGCTCCGCTGTATTCCATCAGCATGGAACGGACCAGAACGTTTCCCTGCTGGCCGTTCGCATTTTTGATTTTGCGCTGGGTCGGGGCGTGAATAATCATCGCCAGTGTGCCGGTGGCTTTATTTGCCAGTCCGATCCAGTTGAAATCAAAATCGCCCACATCCGCCCCCAGGGTGACGGAATAAACGACAGAATTTTCATTCACAACACCGGATTTGCTCACTGCCTGACGATAAACAATTTTATCCGCTGCGGGTGTTGTCTCGGTATTATCAATCGGCTTATCAGCATCCAGCCCCGGAATATACGCGAAAATAAATTCATCCAGCGTGACAGGCTGATTATTAATTGCCTGCTGGGCTTTCCATTCTGAAAATACTTTTGTAATAACGGCCTGTGACATAGGTCTTTCCTCTACTTCAATCTTGCGCTGTACGTTGCTTCGGACTGGTTATTCACATCGCCCAGGGTGGCAGGCCAGCAAATATATTCCCCCTGATACCAGCCAATATTGATATTCAGCGGCAGGGCGGTGATCACTTCAAACTGGTAACGGCGGCATGTGCGCCCGTATTTGCGGATGATTTCCAGCAGGAGATCGCCATTTTCCGCAATCTGGCTGTTTGTCACCCGAACGACGATCACGTCCCAGTCGAGTCCGTCCTGCCGTTCCAGTAATTCAACGTAACCAATCCCCAGCCGCTCAAAAATGGCAATAAAGCCCGCCACCTCTCCGGCCTGCTGCGCATTGATGAATGCGTAATTCACACGCTTGCGGAAGACGTCGAGCGGCTCCCCCTTGAACCGAACGATGTCGCGTTCCCATGCAATCAGGTTTAACAGCGGTTCGGGGCAGACCAGCGGATCAAACTGCTTTAACGGCCAGGTTATCCACCCGTACACCTGCGACCAGAAATTCACGCAGGCCCGCAGCAGCCTGGCGGGGTCGCCTTTGTTCATCCACGACGGCAATTTCAGACCGGCAAGCAACTTTGAAAACTCAGTCATTTTCAATCTCCACCGTTAACCCTGACAGGCGCGGAACCGACAGTTCGCTGACAATATCCGTCAGTGAAAAATGCAGTGAATCGACAACCGGAAAAGCCTTGTGAATCTCGCGTCCCAGATTCGAAAAGGAATAGCGCGAATAGGGCTGCGTCTTTTTAACGTCGTAATTGGCGTTTTCGCGAAACGCGCAACGAATCAGGTCGGTAACACCGGTTTTTAACGCGCTCAGGTCTTCCGCTTCCATGTTTTCCACGCTTTTGACGTAGACCGTAACCGCCAGGGTGTGGCTGGTTTCCGGCATGGCATAACACTGCAGATCATCACCGTGTCCGTGGTGGCCCTGGGTATTCACATAATCGTTAACCGCATCAATAAAGGGCTGTGATATTTCGCCGCTGTCCAGTAACAGGTAAGCATTTGCCGTACCCGGCCCGCGCGGGGCATCGTGCAAAAAGTAAATGCGATCAACGCTCAGGCCCAGCACACTGGCAATCATGCTGCGGTAGATAGCGTCAGAATGGTAATTCCCCACCAGATTAAACTGGTTGCGGGTGCGGTCGCGCAGCTCGTCGTCGCTTTCCTCGTTAGCCCCTGGCGTAATCAGCCATTCGTCCTCATTGACCGCGCTGGCGATCCCGGCCACCGCAACAGGTAAGATCCGGTAATAGCCAGGCGCAAGGTTATAGCCGCTGCCGGTGCCGGTCGCCGTGACGGGAACCAGCCCGCTTTCAACCCCGGCAGGCAGCGTCACGTCTTCATTCACGGCCAGCACGTAAACCACGCCGTTAATACGCTCGGTTTGCACCAGTGTTCCGGCAGGCACGACGACCACATCCGCCGCGTTCAGCTTGTAGAACCGCAGCACGCCAGCGGCAGCGCTGGCCGGTTTAGGCACAATATGGACCGCCCAGGCCAGCAGGCGCAGCATTGGACCGGTGGCCGTCGCAACAAACATATTGCGCAGGACCACATCGATCAGCGCCGCACGCAGCCATAACACTGGCGTGGTGACAATCTTCGAAATCAGGCGCCAGAAAGGTGACATCCGCGACGTGTTTGTGACAAACCCTTCCGCCTGCACGGTGGCTTTAAATGCCGCCGTAATTTCGGCCTCGGTCGCGGGCATCCCGCTGTCATTCAGTACCTTTTCAAAATCAACGTCGGGTTTCTCAGTCATAGTTAACCTCTGTACTGACAGGGCCGAAATCGTAGGTTTCCGCCGTGACATACAACCGCGAAAGGGTTTCTTCGGTGATCACTATGGTTCCAGGGACCAGACGTTCGTCGCTTTCCACCAGTAAGGACAGTTGCGTCAGCACGTCACCGCGCATTGTCGGGCTGCGTTCACCGATCAGGCGGGTGGTGATGCCGCTTTCCAGAATGCTGTGAATAATGTCCTGGGTGATGCTGTCGCGGTTATCGCAACGGCGCGGCTCGTTGCCGCTGTCCAGCGTGAAATCACCGTCAGTGATCAAAAGGTCGATGTATAACGGTTCGGTACTCATCCTGCGTTAAGCTCCTGCCATTCAGCCAACTGGGCCGGGGTGATTCCATTGGGGGCGTTGATGTAGGTATCGCCCCACGATTTACGGTTATCAACGGCGGTTTTGCTGTCGGTTTTAACCTGACTCATCAGGCCGCCGCGTGGGATGTCTGCATTAATTCGGTTCCCCGTCAGCACTGACGGGCTGTTCAGCTTCGACGAACCTGCAGCACTGTCAGGAATGACCGCGTTTGCCGGAACGGCAGCCGCTGCCGGTGGCGAAACGGTTTTCAGGTCGATGTTGACGCCGGGGATCTTGTTTAGCTTCTCAACAATCCAGTTATAGGTAGATGCAAAGGTATTTCTGAGGACGTCAAAAAGTTTGCTGAATACCCCGCCGATGGTCTGCGCGAACCCTTCAAAGGTGGCAAGCGGGGAAAGACCGGCAAAGAAATCAACCACCACGGCCCAGCCGTCAGTGATGGACTGCCAGACCTGCGCAAACACCTGGCCCACCTGTTCCGCGACTGACATCACCCAGGCAAAAGCCGCCGTATTCATGACTGCTGCCGCCAGTTCTTCCCAGTGGGTGACGACGTACCAGACCCCCACGGCCAGAAGCGCCAGCCCGGCAATAATCAGGGTGATCGGACTCATCAGGAATTGCATTGCCGCTCCGGCAAACATGGTCGCCGCACCGTAAACCCGCATGGCAATGGCCCCGGCCTTTAACGCGATATTCCATGCAGCAAGCGCGATGCGGCAGACACCCGTCCACAGCGCCAGCAATTTTGACTGGATCCACAATGCAGCCAGGCCAATGCGCGTTGTCAGCAGGGACGGACGCAACAGGTTGAGCGTCCATAACAGGAGTTTCCATGCGCCACCCAGCACCTTAGCGATTGCGGCCAGCCCCATCATGGTGAAACCAAAGACCCCCATCACGATATTGACCGCCGCCCCGGCCAGCCCGAAGGACAGCACGCCCAGGGTGATGTAACCCAGCCAGCGGGCAATATTCGGGAACATATCCAGCCAGCGGGCAAATTTTGTCCCCACGTCGGCAATACGGTTCATCAGCGGTGACAGGATAGGGATCAGCGTGTTACCAATCGCCACGCGAATGGCAAAGAATGTCGCTTTGATACGCTCCCACGGCTCGGCCATTCGTTCGGCCATTTCCTGGGCGCGTTTCATCCCGTCATTTCGGCCCAGCTCGGTGATGCTGCGATTTAATTTATCCTGCTGGCCGTACAGCTTTTTGATAACGTCAGCACCGCCACCGAACGCGGCGTCCAGCGCCTGTTGTGCCTTGACGTTCCCTTCAATGCTCTGCCCGTATTTGCTCTGGAGTTTTTGCAGAATGTCACCCATCGGCAGCATTTTGCCGGTGGCATCGACAAAGCTCATACCCAGCTTTTCAGCAGCAGCCGGGGCGCTGCGTAAAAACTGCTCGTAGATCCCGCTGGCCTCAGTACCCAGCGTGCGCGAAAGCGTACCCAGTACGGCGAACTGTTCATCCAGGCTAACGCCAAAGTCAGCACCGGCGCTTTTCGTCCCCTCGATAAGCTCCTGCATGGTCTGCATTTTCACGCCAAAGTTTTGCACCATGTACGCCGTTTTCCCTGCCAGTTCTTCGGCAAAACGCACATGGCCCAGACTGGACAACTCCGCGTTGAAACGTGACGCCATCGCGCCGATGTATTCGCCTGCCTCTTCGCCGCTGGCCTTGACGCCTGTCCTGGCTTTCCTGCCCCGGATGCGATTCACGCCGCCCGATGGTGGCGAATTCCCCCAGTAAATCGGCCTTTGCGCGGGCGTAGACCGCTTTTTTGTACTGGGCTGTTAACTGGGTTTCGTCGCCCATCTTTGCACCCGGTACATCTGCGGCCCGCTCGCAGGCTTTCGCGTTCCAGTACGTCACCACGTCGGCCAGCGCGTCGTTTACCTCCGCAATAGCAGCCAGCAGGGCCACGCCTGCGGTTTCTGGCGGCAGATCAGCGGGCAGCGTGCGCACCTTCTGAAACTCGGCCAGATCGAGATCGGGCCAGAATGTCACGCCGTTGGTGATCGCTGTTGGTGTCACCGTCACCGGCTTGCCGCTGATACTGAAACTTGGGCCACTCATTGGCGTACCTCGGTTTTGCAATAGAAACGGGCTAACGGGTTCCACGGCCAACAACCGCATGGTTGATGCCTCCCCCGCGCCCGTCCCGGCTAGCGGGAGTCGTTAAATCTGGGTCAGGCCGTTAATCCGGGCGCGGATTTTTTCGCGCATGGTCTTAACTCCGGCGTTTTTGTTGTACGCCGCCGCCTGGGCCAGCAGGGCGTCGGCCTGTTCCAGCGTGTTCACATCATCCACGGCAGTGGCACGCGGCTGCCCCTTCTCGTCGCGCAGCAGGTAAAGACCGGCGAACTTGAACCACTTCGCGTTAATGTCTTCATGCAAACGCCACTTTTCGCGGATGTTTTCAAACGTGCGGCTGAAATAGGGTTCGATACTGTGACCGGCTTCCGCCTGCATGATCGCCCACTCCAGCACCGTGTCGGCCACAAAGGCAGGCAGGTTGCTTTTAAAGTTTTCCGGCGTGGCCTGGCTCTCACTGATAGCCACGTCCGCCCAGTCCAGCGCCTTGCCCATTTCCCCCGTATCGAACAACCAGATCACGCAGTAAACCAGGGCCGGATTGGCAAAGCGGGTATCACCGGCAAGATATGCCTCAACGGTTGGCATCCAGCGCGGCAAAAGAACATCGCGTTTCAGTTCGATGCGGTCTTCCGTGCGCTGCACGCTGCGAAGCATTGCGACATCTTTTTCCAGTTCCAGCATTTGCAGGTGGAAGCTGACCGGCGACGCGGTCAGGGCTTCGCGGTTATCCAGCGCCTTTGCGGCTTTCATGCGTGCTCGGTGTCGTTGACACAGGGTCATAGCCATTTTTACGCGCCTCCCTCCGGTGCTACCGGATCGGCTGCAAGGGTGATTTTGTCGAACGCTGCATACAGCTCGTCATGCTCGACGGCGTAACCTTCCATGCGCAAATAGTTGTTTTCAAACTGCTTGCGGTCGTCGCTCCAGTCGGCTTTGCGCTTACGGGTTCCCGACTGCGTATAAATATGCAGGTTGCTCAGGGTGGTAATGATGAGGCGACCTTCCGGCATAAACGGCGGGGTGTACACCTGCTTGCCCGCAATCTGACGGTTCATCAGCTGTGCCGCGACTTTTTCGGTTGGACGGTCAACCATATTCATCATGGTTGTGGCGTCCTTCCCAATCAGGTCACCGGAGATCAGAACGCAGAGGTTCGGGTCATTGCGGTAATGCTCCAGAATGCAGGTATGCAGCAGGTCAGTAACTGCCGCATCAAGCGACACATAATCCGCGCCAGCACCGCCCAGCGTGACCGCGTCAGTGATGATTTGTTCAGGCGTACGCGTTTTGACGATCTGGTGCCAGCCGATGTTAACGTCTTCACCATTTGGGTTGTTTTCCGGGTCGGTGGTCTCGGCTACACTCACGCCGTTAAACGCCACGCGCAGCATATCCAGCGCAAATTGCTCATTGCTGAATGCCTGAATCAACTGGAAGAATTCATCTTCACTGCCGGAGTTTGCCCAGTTGGTCAGCGTGTCATAGTCCAGGAAGGAACCGGAATCCGTTTCCGCGAGAGCGTAAGTATTACCGCTGACGCCCAGGGAACGGGAAAAGCGCCCGCCTTTCTTACGCCCGGTATAAATACCCGGCTTACCGGTACTGATGACCTGGCCGGTGGTCTGCTGGACATCTTTCACATTCACCAGGCGCAGGAATTCGGAAGACTCCAGCAACGCCTGACGCAGCAAGGTTTCTTTCGGCGGCGTGATAGCAAACATCTTTGAGGTGTCGCGCACGCCATAAGATTTAGCCAGGGCTGCGGTAAAACTTTGCAGCATTCCCTCGGCCTGGGCAGATAGTTGTTGCGTATGATGCATTTTATTTTCCTTAAAACAGGCGCTTAAACTAATTCACGCGGTTTTTTGTCGCCCGCTGGCGCATTACCAGGACGACGCGTTCCGTTACTTTCCATCGCAGACAACTTGGTCATGACGGTAGTCAGTTGTTCGGACAGGTCGTTCAGCGGGTTACCGGCTTGACGGCCTGCGGAAAACTCACGGCGGCGAGTGCGGGTACGCTGACGACGTGCCGGGGCTACGCTGAATTTTTTCATTGCTTTTGCCAGGTTGGCTTTGGCGACGCTGAATTCTTCCGCTTTGACTTCGTCTTCCGGGTTCTCTGCGACTTCCTCCGCCAGATCTGCCACTTCGGCGGCAGCGTCTGCGATTTCGTCAGCAATGACGGCCACTTCGTCGGCGGCCTGTTCCGGCGTATCAACTTTTTCAGCGTCACCCGTTGCGGCGTCTTTACCGCTTTTAACTAAATCCAGTAATTGCTGGATGAGGGCTTTTAACTCTTCCATTTTTTCTCCGTCGCCCTCAGAGGGCTTGTCAGTGTTTGGCTCTGGTGTTGGTGTAAAATTTTTACCGGCAGTAAATAAACGCGTCCAAAATCCCGGCTTATCTTTATGCAAATCACCCAGGCTGAATGTTTCAAGGTTTCCGCGTTCAGCGTCCTTTTCTTCTCCAGCCAATACGAATTTAATTTTTTCTGTTCCAAGACTCGCGGGAATATCTGTCACAGCCAGCCCGAAAAGATATTCACGACCACTGCCCCCAAAATCAGAAACAAATTCCGCAGATGTGAAAAGCTTTTGCCCCATACGATTGGCATCTAATAAAAATTCATTCGGAATAAGCTGGGCATAAAGTTTAGTGACATCACCTTCAGTCTCTACTTTGAGCGCGTCCACTTCCCCCAGGTTGTAAGTAAAGGCACGTTCTCCAATGTCGTATTGCGGGTGATGCGGCCAAATCATGGCGGTGTAGGTTTTGCGGGTGTACGTTTCTGCCGCATCGATCAACCATTGCGGCTCAATAGTGCGACCGTCCACTGCCTTACCGGACGTGGCAATACAAATCCAGTCCGTTCGTAAATTAGGTTGCGGCATAACTGACCTTTAATAATGAAATTAAATAACAATGATTCGTTTGTGGTGGTCAGTATTGCGAATTGATTAAAACAGCGCGACCGCTTTATTTCTTATGTATTCGGTTATAAATACATAGCCACTTTTTACCGATATTTAATTATCAATTCTGCAAAATAATCCCGCCATAATAGCCGCATGGCTAAATATTCCGATGAATTAAAAGAAGCGGCCCGCACGCTTTATATAAAAAGCTGGACGCCGAAAGATATTGCGCAGGAATTGAATATTCCACCGCGTACAATTTACCACTGGGCTGACGTCGGGAAGTGGGCATCACTGCTGCCTGTTGAATCGGTGGAAAATGTCATAGCCCGCCGTATCGACCAGCTCTCCCGCCGCGAGAAAAAAACGGCGCTGGAACTGGAAGAACTGCGCGATCTGATTGCCCACCATGTGAAACTCATGGCGCAGCGCAACAAGCACGCCGAAAAGCTGGCAGAAATTCAGGCCCAGAAAGCGGCTTATGATGGTGAAGGGTACTGCCTCAGCAGCGCAGGCGGGGAACCAGGGGAAAGAAAGCGCCGGTATAAGAAAAACGACGTTTCCGGCATTACAGCGGAAATGCTCGACACCTGGGCGCGGGAACATCTCTTCGAGTACCAGCTGCACTGCCGCGAACATAAAAGCGAAGACTGGCGCTTCATTCTGAAAAGCCGACAGGTCGGCATGACCTATTATTTCGCCTGGGAGGCATTCGAAGATGCTGTCATTACCGGTGATAACCAGGTCTTTTTCTCTGCAAGCCGCTCCCAGTCTGAAATCTTCCGTGAATACATCGTCCAGATCGCCCAGAACCATTTCGGCGTGACGCTGACGGGTAAAAATATCCGCCTCAGCAACGGCGCAATACTGCGCTTTTTGTCCACGAACGCCAGCACCGCGCAGGGCTTTAACGGCCACCTGTATGGCGATGAGGTTTTCTGGATCCCGAAATTCACGCGCCTGCACGAAGTTGCCAGCGCAATGGCAACGCATAACAAATACCGGACGACCTACTTTTCGACGCCCAGCGCGAAAACGCACCAGGCTTACCCGGTATGGACTGGCGAAGCCTGGCGCGGGGACGACCCGAAACGCAAAGGTGTGGCGTTCCCGACAGAAAGCGAAATGCGCCAGGGTATTCTCTGCCCGGACCAGATCTGGCGCTACATCATCACGATGGAAGACGCTATCGAAGGTGGCCTCGGTGCGCTTGTCGATATTGAACGGCTGCGCAACAAATACAGCCCGACCGCGTTCGCCATGCTCTACATGTGCCAGTTTGTTGACAGCAAGGACGCGGTGTTCAAGTTCTCCGCGCTTGTCGGCTGCGAAGTGGACCGGGCCACATGGGGCGACTTTGATCTGACCGCTGCGCGGCCCTTCGGCAATCGCGAAGTATGGGCAGGCTTTGACCCGTCACGATCCGGCGACAACTCCACCTTTGTTTTAATCGCGCCCCCCATAGAGGACGGCGAGCGCTTCCGCGTGCTGGCCGTCTGGCAATGGCAGGGCTTTAACTTCAGCTGGCAGGCCGACCAGATAAAGCAGCTTATGCGCCGCTTTAACATCACTTACATCGGGATCGATACAACCGGCATTGGTAAGGGCGTTTATGACCTGGTCAGCAAGTTTGCACCGCGCGAAGCCACACCCATTCTTTACAGCGTCGAAAGCAAAAACCGTCTGGTAATGAAGATGATCGACGTTGTCGAGCGTAAGCGCATCGAATGGGCAAAAGACGCCGTAGACGAAACGAACAAAGAGCGCGTCGAAATTCCGGCCAGCTTTATGGCTATCCGGCGCACGACAACCAACAGCGGCAACGCGCTAACGTTTGTTGCCGAACGTTCAGACGCGACCGGCCATGCAGATGTTTTCTTCGCTATCTCGCACGCCGTAATTAACGAACCTATCGATCACGAATATGACCGCCCATCGGGCTGGTACTTTGGGAAAGCAGCATGACAAAGAAACAGCGTAATAATAAAAAATTCAGGTCCATGACCGGCAGCAAGGTTGAATCCTTCACGCCAGGGCGCGGAAGCGTGATCACATTTGGCGAACCCGAACCCATCCTGACGACCGGCACAGATTATCACAATATCTGGTATGACAATGAGTATGACCACTGGCGACTCCCGATTGATCGCCTGGCGCTGGCCCAGTTGCCGAACCTTAACGGCCAACACGGCGGGGTACTGTATGCGCGGCGCAATATGGTGGCCGGTGGCTACATCGGCGGCGGCCTGACACCTGACCAGGTAGAACAGGCTGTCTTTGATTACCTGCTGTTTGGTGACGTCGCTATCCTGAAAATTCGTAACGTATTCGGGGAAGTGATCGACCTGCTGCCGCTGCCGTCGCTGTATCTGCGCTGCCGGAAAGACGGCTCGTTTGCTGTCCTGCAGGAAGGGCCAGCGCTTATTTATGACCCGGAAGACATCGTCTTCTTTAAAATGTACGACCCGCGCCAGCAGGTATATGGCCTGCCTGACTATATCGGCGGCATCCATTCGGTGTTACTCAACAGTGAGGCAACCATCTTCCGACGCCGTTACTACAATAACGGGGCGCACATGGGCTTTATTCTCTATACCAGCGATCCCAATCTCACGCTGGAAATGGAAAACGAAATCAAAGAGAAGATCGCCCAGTCCAAAGGGCTGGGTAACTTCCGAAATATGTTTATCAACATCCCGAAGGGCGACCCGGAAGGGGTTAAAATCATGCCAGTTGGCGAAGTCAGCGCAAAGGATGAATTTGCCAACATCAAAGGGATCACCGCGCAGGATATCTTTACAGCTCACCGCTTCCCCGCAGGTCTGGCGGGCATCATCCCGACCAATGGCGCGGTAATGGGCAACCCTGAAACCGCCCGCACAACCTATCGCAAGGATGAAGTTATCCCGTTGCAGCGCAAGCTAATGAACGGCGTCAACAATGACCCGGAGATCCCCCCACATTTGCACCTGGTTTTTGACGTGGATATCCCGGCAATTACCGCCGAAAAGGGCGAAAAATGAGCGCAATTAAGTTAAAATCATCCCCATTGTTAGCAATGGCGTGCGGGATGGTGAACATGCGAGTTTTTAAAATTAAATGTCCTGAATGCGGCTCACCGGCCATCATTCGCAAATCTGACTGGAAAGATAAAAAACTGGCCGATTTATACTGCGCCTGCACGGAAGTGGAATGCGGCCACACCTTTGTTTTTAACGCCCAGTTTTCACATACTCTCAGCCCCAGCGGGCTGACCGGTAACAAGCTGGTTAAATTCCTGATTGACCGGCTCAAGCCGGAAGAACGTCAATTCGCGCTGGACCTGCTCAACGGTCAGACGGCATAAACGAAGCCCGCATAAAGCGGGCTTTTTTATTCGACATCACAAAGCGCGGTCATAATTGCCAGCCGTTCCGCTGGCGGCAGGGCGGCGAACTTATCCCGCCAGCGTGCCGCTTTACGTTTTATCCTGGCCCGGTCGTTGTAGTCCTTTCCGGCAAAGGTGTGGGAATAGGCTTTCCCTTCCTCATAATTCATCCAGATTTTTTCCGTTCGCACACCGCCCCGCGTCATGGCCTGAAATTCTCGCGTTCGCCAGCCGGTCAGCGTGCTGTCATAAAGCTGCGACGGGTAACCGGACAAAATGACACTCACATTTTCCGGCAGTGACATCAGGCAACGTAAAAGGCGCTCATGATCGGCGACGGTGTATTCATAGCGGTAACGGGCGCGACTGGTACGCGTTTCCGGCATATATGGCGGATCACAATAAATCAGCACCTTACCCAGCTTTTCAAAAGACGTAACCCCATCCAGCACGCCAGGCCTTTTGAGACTTTCAAGAAAATACACGGCATCACCATGAAAAAAATCAATGCGGGGCGGCTTCAATCCCTTAGCCTCCCAACGCTGCATTGTTTTCCGACGTGCTGTTTCATCAAGATCCGCGCCGTAATTCCGCTTCGCAGGCGGCTTGAAAAACATCACCGCACCGCTGCCAAGATGCGTTTCAATGTAGGTATCATGCGGGGGCATTTCAGCAATGATTTTCTGATAGACCCCGCTGGCCGCTTTACTTCCCAAGTAACTCATACTCTACCGCCCTCAGCTGGCACGATCATTCCTGACCTGCAGCACTGTTAAAAATGACCGTCCTCGATACAAATGGCCAGCACTGCCGATTATGATCGTGCGGTACCATTGACAGTCACTTTCACCCTAAGACCCAAAAGCCCGCTCTTGCCAACGGCGATACCATCCTCGCACCACACTTCGACTAACTTTTCGGCCATAGCCTGAATATCTTCCTTCTCCCATGACCAGCCGCTAATCACGCCCGAAACAGTATTTTTCCTGTGATTAAAACCAATTTTTACTTTCATCTTTCCTCACTTTTCACATGCTAAAAACGCGGGCTCTTTGCCGCCCGCACCCGCAGAATCACGCCAACCGACGCAACCAGTTGCGACGGCCAGCGCGATTGCATTCATTCTTTTGGGTGGCGACCTTCCGCACCCGCCAGCATTTTTTGATACTCCCCGACCGGATCAAACCGCAGGCGCGTGGCATCTATACCGTGGTTATCCCGCAGACGTTCCCATAATTTATTCACCGTCCGTGACTCGTCGGGTAATTGACGCGTTATTAACTGGCCGTCAGCACTGGCCCGATAAACTTTGCCGCCAATCTCCAGACAGCTCCCCATTAACAGCGAAACGGCCTGAATCTCTGAAATCTCAACCGAACACAACGCCGCATCAGCCAGCAGACTGGCAACCGCAGGGGCAAGCGCTGCCCGTCTGGCTTTTTCTGCCGCCGATCTGGCTTCGGTTTTTTCGACGGCAGAACGCCACGCGACATCTAATTCGCTTCCTGGCTCATAAGGTGATCCGCTTTGCTGCCTTTTGAATGGTGTTTCACGTAGTCGCCGCATCAATTTGCGCCGCGTTGGCTGATCCATGTTTTCAAAATCGACGATTTCCTCTTCTGATTCTTCTGTCATCCCCTCCACATCAGGCGAAAAATCGGTGATTTTTTCGTCTTCCGTAGAGTTATTGACAGAACTCCAAGCGTCGCCGGTTGGCGACGGCAAAAGGTCAACCCCCAAACCGGGGCCGTTTTTGGCCTCGGTGGTGACTTTGGATTTGGCGCGGATTTTCCACTTAACCAGACGGGTGCAAATACGGGAGGCATCCCCCAGACGCGGCGACCAGACCCCGAATACCTTTTCGGGGATCTCACAATAGGCGTTCATTTCATCAGCGGGCTGATAGGCCAGACGAACGACATAGTTTTCACGCGGGATCAAAACACCGCCCTGGCGGATGATGTAGGTAGCAAAGCACCCGACATCGGCAGCAGCGCAAACCGCATCCATCGCAGGATCCATAAGCAGCGGTGCGCCGCGCTTGAAGGTATTGTCAATTTTCTGGCGGGTCGTGATCTGATTGCTCAGTTTGCGCAGCTCGCGGTAAACCGATATAGGCGGTTGTCCGATGGGCTGAAATTGGCGGATACGGTGAAGCGATGCCCAGGCCATTGCAAACTTGGCTGTTTCATTCAGGGGCTTGCCGCTTTCGTCGTCCAGTTCACCGGCCAACGCGTGGCCGTCGATATTCTTCGAAATGTATTTCGCGATATACGCCGTTGCTGACCCTTTCCGTGGGTCCATTTTTTTGGACTTGAAGCGAGCGCCGGTATTGCGGCCCAGCTCGTCGCGGTCTTCCGCAATGAAGTAGGCGCGAAGGATCGCAACCGTGGCTTTAACCTGCTCTTGTGGCATAAACAGCAATGCGTGCCAGTGTGGTGTCCCATCGTGATGCGGTTCGGCGACGCGGAAGCCATAAGGGCGCAAATCTTCGCGTTTCAGTTTGGCGGTTGCCCGGTTCCATACGCGGCATAAATAGCGTTGCGCCTGTGCAACCGTGTCGTAGTTCCATTTTGCGTTATGGTGGCCGGACGCAATATTGCCGTGATATTTCGACGGGCAGGTGATGGTCAGGAAGATGCCAACATCGCCACGACTCTGGGCGACAAGCTCCACGCCAGCCATACGGGCCATAAGCTCATGACGACGAATAGCCGGGTTAGACGTGGATTTGTTAATCATGTCCTCAAGCGACGAAACGTTGCCGTCTTCGTCTACCAGTTCATGACTTTTGAAGAAATTACGGTTTTTACGTCGCTGTTCCTGCCATTCCATCAGGCTTGATGCGCTGATATACGGATGCGCTTTTTTATTTACCGCGCCAACAGCACGCAGCTGGTTTTCGCGCCAGTCACAACGCAAGCGCCAGATTTTGCGCCCCCACCAGTCAGGCGAAGCCATACGCAAAATGGCCGTGCATATGCGCTCGCGTTCCCACGGCGCATACCATGCAGGCGGCACAATACGAAGCGCCAGCATTTCGCGGCCCAGGTGACAATAAAGCCAGTCCAGTTCTTCGACGTTCATGTCGGAAACATTCCGCCCCAGGGCCTCGCATTCCGTCCCCAGCATTTCAGCCATGCGGCTGGCGATCTCATTAGCGGCGCTTAGTGCTTCCCGCTTTGTAAAATCAGCCAGTCGTTGCCAGCGCCCGAACCAGTACGCGGCCAGTTCGCCGGAGATATCAGGCGAAACACCTTGCCTTGTGCGCACAACATCGAGACGCAGCAATGATTTTTTCACGGTCCCCATAAGAAAATCATTGGTGTGTCTGGTTTCACGGTTGGCCCGTAACCATTCAATTTTTTTGCGCCAGACTTCGCGGATGAAGAACGGCTCAGACAACAAACGCGCTTCGACACCTTCAGGCGTATTGGCCCAGGCAGCTGCCGCAGCTTTGGCGGCTGCACTTTCCTGCCGGATGATATTTTGTTGGGCGGCCAGTGGCAGGCCGCGCGGTTCGTACCTGTCCAGCGACTGGATCAGCGCGTCACGGTCGCGAACGTCGTCGGGGTTGTAACCGGCGCGTTTGAAGATGTGATCGATGTGTTTTTTTACGGCAGGATGATGCGCCACCGCCCCGGCAAGCGGGGCGATTTTTTTCGGTTCGTAGGTGTACAGACCAACAGCCGGGCGCGGCGCGTTCCAGGGCCATGCGAAATCAGTCACAGCGCCCCTCAGAACAGCAATTCATCGGGATCTACAGCGCATGAAACCAGGCTGCCACGCTGAAAACTTAATGCTTTGTCATAAGTGACAAAAGCCACCGTGTCGCGAATGCAAACATCCTCATGTAATGCATCGAACTCGACTATCCAAAGGTTGCTGCATAGTTGCCAGCGGCCCAGAATATTTTCCACGACTATCACTTCGGAAAAATCCCCGGCAGGGCTTGCAGGATCAAAGCCGGTAACTACCTGTGCTGTCTCGCTCATTTTTTACACTCCACGTTGTATTTTTCATGCGTCATCAGTGACCAGACCTTGCCGCCGTTTTTACTCAGCAAGCGCCAGCGTCTACCGATGCGGATCACCAGGTAAAAATTGGGTTTGATGCGGGAATAATTTTTGACGCCGCGAGAAAAGCGGCGCAGCTCGGCAGCTGCGTGACCGCAGACACCTACCGGCGCAGCGCATGAGATCTGCAGTTTGCTGACCATCAGAAAGGTACTCCGCCGTCAAAATCACCGACTGGCGACGGCTTGAATGTAAAAGCCGTTCCTGGGCGGAATTTGCGGGCATTCTTGAATGATCGAAAAGTGCGCGAGTGCGGGAAGCTATCCCCCGACTGGAAATCCATTGCGATCACATCAACCCGAACGGAACCACGCTCCTGGCGAGTGATAGAGATAACCTTCTCAACTACTGCAAAAACAGTGGTGTCGTGAGGGGCATAGGGTGCGACCGGCGAGACTTGTTGCACTGTCGGACTATGTTTCTCAATTAGTGGATCAAGTATCGCGTTAAAGGAAATCAACAATGTATTAGCCACGTCAGGCCCAGCCAGAACGCCCGCTAACGTCGCATGGGCAAGCGCAACGGTTTTGGCTTCATTAAGCGCAGCCAGCACACCACGTGTAAATTCGGATTGAGTTGCATCGATACGGGTTGCCATTAAAAAGCCTCCACGCCATTGGCCGCAGCCGATGCCAGCATTTCGTTATAGGTCGCGTTTCCCATTACCGGGCCACAATCAGGGCAACGGCCACCACCGGCACGACCGCAGCCGCTGCACACTTTGAGGACGCCGATCACTTCACTGGCGGCCCCTCTTGTAATGGCGTTCGCGCTGACAGAACGGTTAACGCTGATTTCCTGGAAGTTGAAAGAGCGATAAATCTCGCGGGTGGCTGGAGTGTCACTATTGGACAGGATCACCGGTGAACCAGTAAGGCGGTTAATATCCAGCAGGGCGGCAGCTAACTGGCGATGCTCTTTAATGCCAAACGGGGCCGTGTGGTATTGGGTGAAATTAGCGGTATCGCTTGCTGGCAGGTATGGCGGATCACAGTAGATAACCGCGTCACTACCAATCATGATTTTTAACGTGCTCTGGAAATCGCAGCACACGAAAATAGCTTTCGTGTCGTTAGCTTTTTCAGAGAATAAACGGATCTGTTCTTCCGGGAAGTAAGGCGGGGTTTTGTGCCGTCCAAAGGGAACGTTATATCCGCCCTGTTGGTTGTAGCGCACAACGCCGTTATATCCGTGACGGTTCAGGTAAAGGAATTGTGCTGCACGAAGAATCTTGCCCGCGTCCGGTCCGTCCTCAAACACATTGCGCGATGACAGAAGGTCATGGGCGCGGGCGTTGAAATCGTCGCGGATCCACTTATAGCCGTCTTTATCACCGTACACTTTAAACAGCGGGCGAGCAGCGTCGATCACCGCATCAGGCCAGCGGGTTATCTGGCGATACAGGTTAATTAAATCTGGGTTGATATCACCCAGGATATAACGGCGATATTCAGTATTGAGGAAAACAGAAGCACCGCCGACAAACGGTTCTACCAGGCAATCGGCTTTCGGCAGAATCGGCAGCAAATCAGGCATAACGCGGCCTTTACCACCGGGCCATTTAACGAGAGATCGAATCATTTTTACTTTCTCCAGGGTGCAAGAAGCCCGACGCGTTAGCGCCTGTTTCTTTTTTGTGGGTAGTTAGTTGTTAATTGACTGCGTTATCTGGCGCAGGTGGTTTGTCGCGTATCGCCTGAATTTCGGCGCGTGGTGCGGCGTAGTCCTCAAATTCCCACGGCATTGATGCTGCAAATTCGGAAAGGCGCTTAATGCCCATCAAAAGGCACGTTTGCTCCTTTTCGGTTAGATTTTCGTAAGTGCAACCCAACTGTTTGGCGGTCAGTTTCGGCATTCCGGCTATGTATCTGGACGCATCGTTTGCCAGGATGAAAATCACCTTTTTACAAGCATCATCCAGGCGGTTAAAACGGGTTGCAGTGTCGTTCACGCGTGAGGCGTTCAAACTGGCTTGCAGCCGCGCCCGTTGCTCTAAGAACTGGCGGCGGCCTGGCTGTTGTCCTGTCTTATCCATCAACACAACCACCACCCCGAACTACGCGAAGATGCCCATTAAGCGGGAAAACCAGCGGCGCTTATTACGCGGGCGTGACATAAACGGTAAACGGCAGTTTTTAACAAATTGAACATCTGCCGCTTTAGGCTGGAAGAAACGCCCGTCCGGGGTTTCAATCCAGCCGCGTTGATGCTGACGGTGGGTGATCTGCTGGCCGTGGGTGAGCAGGCTGGCAAGTGAAGGGCATTGTGTTAAGTCCATGTTGATCTCCGTCAAATTGAAAAATACTGGATATACTTTTATGCGCTCTCTTTTAGTGCTTCCTGCGCATCCCTGAATTCTTTAAGAAATTCAGCCACCATATTGATCTCGCGGTATTTCCCGTACTTGCCTTTAGCAGTGATGAACTTTCCAGCGTCAACTTGCTGTTGAACGGCTCTCAACCCCTGATTGGTCATCTGGGCGTACTGCTCAACGGTCATGCGCGGCTGGGGGATGCAAAAAATCACGGGGCAACCCTGCACCGACATCACCAATGGCTTTGTTTTGCTTGTCCGCATGTTTTATCCTCATCGTTTGGGCTATTCAGATTCGATTAGAGCTGAATAGATTTGTTTGGTGATGGAGCTAATTAGCTCCATTGATGGCGAGTATAGGGAGCTAATTAGATCCATGTCAACCACTGTCGGCGAGAAAATCAGAGAGATAAGAGAGTCGGAAGGGCTTACCAGAAAGCAATTCTATGAATTAACTGGTATTCCAGAGACGGCACAAAAAAATTATGAGAGAGGAATAACTGAGAAGATCGGCATTGATACAGTGATGAAAATCACAAATCACCCCATGTTTAAAAAATACACAACATGGTTAATGAATGGTGAAACCAACGAAGCTGCCGGGCAGATCAGTCCGGCTCTCTCCCCTAATGGATGCGAGAACACATCGAAGCCCCAAAAGACGAAAAAGGTTGGGTAGTTGCTTCGGAAATAATGAAACGATGGGGTAAAGGTGGCATCTGTCACTATCGTGACTTCTGGCTTGATGTGGATGCTTGTTGATTTTAAGTAAATGAATTGATTCGAATTAACAAGAAATAAAATCAGGGGAAGGGAATGACAATAAGCAAGTTGGAAGATGGCCGGTATATGGTGGACTTGCGACCACAGGGCCGCAAGGGTGTGCGGCTGCGTCGGCGCTTTGCCACCCGCGCGGAAGCGCTACGCTTCGAACGGTGGGCTGTCTCGAATTACAACAACAAAGAATGGATGGTTGATGATAAGAAAGATACCCGGACTCTGGAGGAGTTGATCGCAGCCTGGTGGAAGTATCACGGCCAGTCTTTAAAATCCGGGGAAATCATGCGGATTGAGCTGGACCGCATATGCTACGAACTCAGCAACCCTAGAGCTGGTGACATTAACAAAAAGATGTTTACCGAATATCGGGCTAACCGACTACTTGCCGGTATCAGCCCTACCACCATTAACCGGGAACATGCTTTGCTCAGTGGGGTTTTCACCGCGCTAATTAAGGCTGGTCAGTATTCACAAAGCAATCCCCTATCCAATCTTCCCCGTGTTAAAACCACGGAAAACGAGAAAATATTTCTTACCTCATCGCAAATCGAGCAACTATTGCTTGCCCTGGACGGTGACAATCTACGCCTCGCAAAATTTGCCCTGTCCACTGGCGCCCGATGGGATGAGGCTGCACAAATTCAACGTTCGCGCGTTCTGAAATACAAAGCTGTTTTCACTGATACAAAAAACGGTAAAAATCGAACGGTTCCCATTAGCGCATCGCTGCATGATGAGATCACCAAAAACCGTAAATCAGGAAGCATTTTCCCCGATGCTGACTATTTCGCTTTCCGTGACATATTGAAAGGTCTGTTTGATTTACCTGCCGGTCAGGCTACCCACGTAATGAGGCACACCTTCGCCAGCCACTTTATGATGAACGGTGGAAATATACTCACTCTGCAAAAAATTCTGGGCCATGCTTCAATTAATCAAACAATGGCATATGCACACCTTGCACCTGATTATTTACAGGACGCCATTACATTAAATCCAGTGTCTATGAGGGGGCAAAAGTGA